AGGGGAGTATTAAAATGGCAGACCAAGAACCCGTAGCAACACCAACAGATGACAAGCAACCAACGATTCAAGACGTATTAGACGCAATTTCTGACGTAAAAAAGGACTTGGCTGATTTCATCAAGTCACCAGAACCAAAAGATAATCCAGACAATCCAGATGACTCACAACCTGACAACGCAACAGAGTCCGTAGATGAGTTGGTTAGTTTTGTTAAAAAGTTGAGTGTATCAGATAACATGCAAGCACTACGACTAGGCAAAATCTTGAAAAAGTTTGACAAATAATAATTATTGTGGTATACTAACACTAATCTAGAAAACTCACGTGAGGAAAATATTATAATGGAATTACAATCGTATTTGAAGAGTAATAAAGCCGTTTCTGATTATGCTACTTTGGCATTCGGAGCGGGTAATAACGGAAAAGACTTTCAAAAGCAATGGCTCGAAAAGTTGGATAACGCTGGCGTAATTACACAAGACGTTAACGAAGCCGACTTGGTACCGCTTAAAATTATCTCAGCTATTGAAACAGCGGTTGAAGAAGATGTTGTATTTTCTCAATTCAAGCCTGTATTTAATATCGAAGCCGGTTCAATTGTAATCGAACCTAAGAACACCGTTGGGGCTTTGGGTCATAAGCGTTTGGCAGATAAGACTGTTCAACAGACGCAATTCAAAATCCGTAACTTGGTTCCTATGGCTATTTACAAGTTGCAACGTCTTGACCATATGACATTCTTAAAGGGTGGCGCTTTGGTTGATTGGCTAATGCGTGAATTGCCAGCCTATGTTATCGAACGTTTGGGACAAGCCATTTTGCGTGGTGGAGTTGTTAACGAAGACGGTACACCATTTACAGCGGTTTATCCTATCTTGGCTGACGAATTGACATTAGCAGGTACAAAGCTACCAAAGGCATATACTGGTGACGACTTGCGCCAAGCCATCATTTCTGACTTTGCTAAGGTTAAGGGTTCTCAAAAGGTTATCTTTATCTCAAACTCCGCTAATGCCAAGTTGGCCAGTGGTGATGGTGCTGTGAGTGCTGCAATCTTGCTGGGACAAACCACATTCGGTGCTAAGGCATTGGTTCCAACCGACTTGTTAGACGCAGATGGTTCTAAGGTTGAAATCCCTTATATCATTGTTGACATTAATTCGTACCTAATTGGCTTCCAAGGTTCTGGAGTTGAAACACTTGGCTCATTCGTAATCCAACAAAACGCACAATATGTTGAAAGTCGTGCTTATGTAGCTGGTTCATTGTTGGCCGCTAACCGTGCATTGTCAGCATCTGTTACAGCATAATATTTACAATCAAATTTAAGACTAGAAATAGTCTTTTTTTTATGTTATAATTTAGGGAAAGGAAACCGACTATTATGACTACTTTTGATTATCAAAAATATTTAAACGTTGATGATGACACATATTCTGATTGGTCTGGGACTATTGAGGAGTTAGAAAATTCCGCTATCAATAGGGCGCAACGATTAAACCCAACACTTACAATTGATACTACAAATAAAAATCTATATGAATATGCCAAAGAGGTTATTTATATCGGTATTTTTGGCGACACTCTAACACCAGCACTTTGGCAATATCATGACTCTAAAATGTCAGACTTAGAAGAATATTTCAGGTGGTGGCAAGAATGAGAATTGTAAGTGCCAAATTATTCAATAAGCTAGGTAATACGGAACTAACCAAGACCGTTAATGGCAGATTAGAACAACCAAGAATTGTCGCTAAAAACTGGTATCAAATCAACACTAATAAACGATTAATGTATAATCTTGTTATTCACGGTAATGTTGATACGTTTGGGGAATTTGACGCCGTTACCATTAAGGGAAAAAGTTACATCATTCTCGACAAACAAGAGAGTGGTACAAATAGTCTTAAATTAGAAATTGGTTCAGGAGGCAATCGCTAATGGCTGATTTTAAAACTAAATTATCCAAGTATCAAACAGAACTATCTGACAAATTTACTAGTGTTAGTTGGTATGGTCAGAAAGCGGATTTAAATACAATTGATAACACCTCGGCAATCATAAATTATCTTACAACCAAAGGAACCGCAGACAGAACTCCTCATTATTGGCGAGTTACTTTAAATGTATATGCCACAGTAGATAATTCAGAAGAGTTGGCGGATTTAGGTTATACACAAGTCTCTGAAATTGCGATTGATGAAAACCTTAATACGTTAGTCCAGTATACAAAAGATGTGGTGGTTCTCTAATGGTTAAGAGAGTTAATTCAATGGTTGATATTGCGAACGGCACTAAGAAATTTGCAATTGCTAAAGTGTTAGAAAAGCGAGATAAAACGGCACAACAAGCCTCTTCACAATCTAACTCCGGTTTGGGTGTATGGCATGCTATGGCCCCTAAAGGTAAAACGGGCCAAATGGTTAGTGGCGTATCGGTTAAACATGGAAAATATTACTCGGTTGTTTATCCCACTCATGATTATCGAAAAGAGGGAACAGCTTTTATGCAAGTTGTCAATGCGCAAAATAAACGGGGAACTAATGCTGGTTTTTTCAATCAGTATCGAAAACAATTGGGAAAATCATTTTTGACATCAGTTAAATAATATGATATAATACACATAAGATATAAAACTCACGTGAGGATAATAAAAACATGGCATATGATACACGACAAATTACACATGGTACGCAAGAGGTCACTTATGGTTTGAGTGGTGATGGTACTGGAGCAGTTACCTATTCAACTGGTGTACAAAAGTTTAGTCCATCTGTTGACCAAGATAGTAAAAAGATTTATGCAGACGCCCAAACACACATGACTTTGCTTAACGCTAAAACTCTAACTATCGACCAAGACAACTTACAATATACGCCAGATGAAATGAAGCAAATGGGTTATTTGGAAAGCGGAACAGGCTTTACTGATAACGGCAAGTATCCTAAGTTTTCTGTTCAACGCATTTTGGACGTACAAGACGATGAGGGAACTGTTACTAAGAAACTAGAAGTATATTATGGCGTAACATCTGGTGCATATACTGAAAGCGATGACGAAGATGAGGACGAAATCAATCCTAAAGTCTACTCTCGTACTTTGAACGTTGATGGTTTTGACTTTGGTGAGGGTGTTGTTAAACAATTTATTATCACTCGAACAAGCGAAAACTCCGCCGTATTTGACACATACAAAACTAAGATTTTGAAGCCAGCTGATTTTAAGTCACTTGGTGTCTAATAGTTAATATTAAGTCCTTGACATTCATTTGTTTAGGGCTTTTTATATTGCCTAAAATATGATATAATAAGTAGAATAAAGGGGTGTCTATACGGCATTCTAAGACGTTTTTTTACTCACTAGCTAGGTAATCCATCAAAAGGAGCTTTTAAATGGCTACTAGTTCATCGTACTTATTAAAGATTGGGGCAGATGTTGACTCTGTTACGAAATCCATTTCCCAAATCAATGGCGACATTCGTTCACTGGCAAATCAATCACGAAACTTAAATAGTGCATTCAAATTAACAGGCGATACTAGTATTTTAAATAAGAATATTAGTGTTTTAGAGAACCAATTAACTGCCACACAAAATAAAAGTAAGTCCTTAAAAAGCCAATTGGCAAGTATGCAAGCTAGTCCGGGGTTTGACGCAAACAGTGTTAAGGCTCAAAAACTTACCCGAGACATAGAAACCACGGAAAGTCAAGCAGTAAAATTAAAAGCTGAATTAGCAAACGCAAAAACTGGTGGATTAGATGAAATTTCAACATCTGCAGATAAGGCTAGTCACTCATTAGGTGTTGGGAAAATTGCACTTGGCTCATTTTTAGGTTCATTGGCTACTTCCGCTGTTACTGCCTTTGCGTCTGTTTTAGGTAAAGCATTTGAAGGTGTTGGTCAGGATATTATAACCGCAAGTGATGGTATTCAAAAATTCCAATCCACTATGAAATTTGCTGGTAAAAGTAGTAGCGAAATTACTAAACTAACTACTGCTTCAAAGAAATATGCTGATGATACTGTTTATGATTTAACAGACGTACTTAATACAACTGCTCAACTTGGTGCCAATGGTGTTAAAAACTATGGACAACTAGTACAAGCGTCTGGAAACCTTAACGCTGTGGCTGGTGGTAATGCTGATACTTTCAAATCAGTAGCTATGGTATTAACCCAAACAGCTGGAGCGGGTAAGTTAACCACTGAAAACTGGAACCAATTGGCGGACGCTATCCCTGGTGCCTCTGGAAAATTGCAAGAAGCCATGAAAAAGAACGGCGCTTTTACTGGTAATTTCCGTGACGCAATGGCTAATGGGCAAATCACAGCCGATGAGTTTAACAAAGCCATTATGCAACTTGGAATGACAGACGTGGCTAAGCAAGCTGCTACCTCAACAGATACTTTCGAGGGGGCATTTGGTAATTTACAGGCTTCTTTTGTCACAGCGGGTCTTGATTTTGTTAATAAGTTTAAACAGCCAATAACAGATGGAATGACAGCAATTGCTAATGCGGTACCGGGCATCACTAACGCTTTGTCAGGCGTAATTGGTTTTCTGGGGCAATTTGGTGGTATGATAGCCCAATCATTTAGTGGTCTTGCTCCAGTTATTACACAAGCATTTTCTGGCATATCTGGTATCATTGGTAGCTTAACTAGTAGTGGTAATCAGATTCAAACATTGTTTACCACCATTTCGACAACAATCAGTGGCATATTAGGTACTATGGACTTTAGCGCTTTGACTAATTTAGCACAAGCCATATTACCAGCGTTACAAGCTGGGTTCCAAACATTCTTGGGTTATGTAACTCCTGCTATACAACCATTATTAACAGCATTTGTCAACTTATGGAACGCTATTCAACCAATTGTCAATGTAATTGCTTCAAGCCTTATGCCTGTGTTCCAAATATTAGGTGCATTCTTAGGTGGGTTTGTATCGGGTGTGATGGGAGCATTAACCACCGCATTTAATGTTTTGGCTGGTGTAGCTAGGGTATTGACACCTGTAATTCAATTTGTTGGTTCTGTTATTCAAGCCTTGGCTCCTATATTTGTCACTGTGGCTGGTTTTATTGGTCAATTGATGGGACAATTTGCTGGGTTTAATGGTATATTAGGGGTTGTTAGTAAGGTTGTAAGTAGTGTATTTAGTGGAATAATCGGTTTTGGTTCACGACTATT